GAAATGTATGATGAGAGGTCAATACCAACTGATGGTAGAATTGGATATGAGAATAAAGATAAGTTTACAAAAGAATTTTTACAAACATTAAATAATAATATTAGTACAGTAAAAACCGCATCAGTTTCCACAGATACGAATAAACCAGAACAAGGTAAATTTATTGGAACGGGTAGAGGTACTAAATTAGTATATAATGATGTTGTTAATGATTTTTATACTAAATCTGTAAATTATACCAACATATATAAATCAGCGTACGAACAAATATATAAATCATATGGACCTAAAGTAAGTGGTTTATTATTCTCACCAAATTATAGAACAATATCCACTGCAACAATATCAGGTGGGTATTCACCATTACCAATGTTTGGTCAATACACTGGCACAACCGTATTATTAGATTATATGGATAAATTTAAACAATCTATAAATAATTCTATATCAATAAACCCAATGATGGATTTACTTGGATTTAATTTAGGTGGTGGAGATACACAAAATCAAGCTGAAAGTGTAATAACACCAATTATTATAAAAATAGTAAATCAAAAAATTGATGGATTTAGTAATTTAAATCCGATAAAAGATTTGGAAAAGTCTAGAAATGAAATGGTCAGTTTAATTGATAAATTAAATTATGTTGTTTCAGTTTCTGGAGATACAAAAATTTCAGGAACAACATTAACTAAATTAACATTCCCAACCGGTTTTAATACAACCGATTTCACATTAAATTATGACAACGTAATTGAATATTTGAGGACATTTAACGATAATAGAAATAATCTTTATGATTCAGGTTTTGACTTTAATAATTTTGGAACCGGAACAACAATAAATGTGAATGATTTAAAAGATATTTTGAAATTATTTTTAGTTAATAGTAAATCGGAAATTATTAGACCATTAATTGATTTATTTAATGGAGACGATATGATGATAGGAATTATAGAAACTTTTTATGGTATTTTTGATGTGTTTGTTAGTCCTGACCCATCAATACTTAAAAATTCTGTAATTACATTGGAAACACCACCACTAAAAAGAAACAATAACCCAATTGAATATGAAACATTAGTAGATAGTCCATACACAACTCAAGTTGATAATGAACCAAATAATGACATATTTAAAATATTCTCACCAAAAAATAACCTTGGAACCACTTTAAATTTTTATAGATAATGAGTAGAAACTATTACAATAGATACCAAGATTATATTACAGACGGAAAGTTTAGAATTATTCCTGGAATTGAAATGCCTATAAAACCAACAGACAAATACTTACAATATAAAAAAGGAAAACACAGAATGGACATTTTATCACAAGAATATTATGGTTCACCTATGTTTGGGTGGTTAATATTATTAGCTAACCCATCGGTAGGTAGTATTGAATTTGAAATACCCGATAATTCTTATATAAGGGTACCATTTCCTTTACTATCCTCTTTACAAGATTATAAAAACGGCGTAGAATTGTATAACTTATATTATGGCGAACAATAATTTAAATGGTAGTGAAAATATATTAGTTAAAGTTGATGAAAATAATTTAATATATATTGACCCAAACAGTATAGTTAACGGAAATACCGTTGAACCTAGAGGTGTAAGTCCAGAAAATTATGTCATGTATGTTAATTTAGAAGCGGACTTAGTCCCAAGGTCTATTTTAACCGCAACAGGGGATCAAAAACTAAGTGGAACATTATTATCAATTGCAAAAGGAACATTAAATTTTCTTAAAAATCAAAAAGGACAAGATTATGACACATCTTGGACTGAGTCATTTGTTCCACAAGAATCAAAAGATCAGAATGGTAATACAATATTAAACGCTGACCAATTTCATGATGCGTCAGGACAATCCTTTGGTATTGATAGTATGAATATTTCAATTAAAGGTGCAAATTTTATTCCACAAATCACGATAAATTTTATTGATGTTAGAGGTAAGACTTTATTTGAATCACCTAAAGATTCTCCATATAAGGCATTTTTCCATTTACCATGGCCAATATATTATTTAACTATTAAAGGTTACTATGGTAAGGCGATAAGGTATCGTTTACATATGACTAAGTTTACGTCTAGATACAATGAAACAAATGGTAATTTTGATATAACAACAACATTCGTTGGATCAACATATGCATATATGAATGATATACCATTATCAGGTATGTTAAACGCACCATACATGTATTACATTGAAAGTGATAGTAAATTAAATTTTAATCCACAAACAGGAACGTACGAAAAGAAAATAAAAAAATCATCAAAAGGATACTCAATACTTAAAACGGTATATGACGAATATAAAACTAAAGGTTTAATACCTAAAGATTTTCCAGTTAAAACACTTAGAGAAGTTATAGCAATTGCTAAAACTTTAGATAAAATATTGGAAAGAGAAATTTTTGATCAAGTTGTTGATTTTAGATTATTTAGTGGAATTAAAGAGTTTGAGAAAAAAATTGTTGAATTTGAAAGCTCAATAAAAGCTTGGGCAGACAGATATTTAACAAATGAAATTGTAACACCTTTTACAGATAACCCAACTGTTGATTACTTTGTACTAAAAGGTAACGAAAAGGAAAGGAGTTCTTTAACTAATATAACCGGAACAACAAAAAATGAAAGTGGGTCGTTAGAATTGTTAATTTCAAATTATCAAAATGCATTAAAAGAAACTAAAATTTTTTCAACAGAATTAATAAAAAAAGAAGCCAATATAGATGTTGATTTTAATAATGTACCTTATAGTATTAGAAAAATTGACCAATATTATAGAAAAAAAGATTCCAATTATGTTATTGCAAAAAATCTAATAATAGACGATATACATAAAATTCAAACATCTTTTGTTAAAGAAAGAGATAAATTACAAAGTAAAGTTGAGGAAAAAATGAATACCATTATAAAAAATAAAACTTTAGGTATTGGATTTGACCCAACAATTAGAAATATATTTGCGGTAATATTGGCAAATGCGGACGTGTATATTAGATTATTAAAAGATGTTCATAAATCAGCTTTTGATGCTTCAGAAGATAGAAAAAAAGTTTTACTTGGTTTATCAGACGAAACACCAAGTAATGATAATATATATCCATGGCCAGAAGTTAAAAAACAAACAGGAACAGACAAAAGAAAAGTAATCGCATATCCAGGAGATTTTGATTTATTAAAAAAACTAAAATCAGATGATAAAAATAAGTGGCCAGAAGTTGATTTTGTAGAAAATTATGTCGGAGTATCAACCAAAAGAATTGATACGTTAGTAGAAAAAGAAGGTGGGGTTGGAAACATAAATTTTATTTTTGAATCAAATGAAGATGACGATAACTATACACCGACATCAAATTTATTAAATTTATCAGTTGGTTCGCCGTACAATGATAAATCACCATCTAATATTTTTTATGAAATATATGAAAGGGCAAAAATAACAACATTGTTAGATACATTTAGTGATCCTAACACATTACTTGAATTAGCAAATATTGAATTTGGAAATTTAAAATATTCATTTAACGAAGATTATGATTTGGTAAATTTAATTAAAGGATTAAAAACGTTAGATGCTTTAAAAAATTATCTTTCATTATATTCACCTGTTGAACGTTACCCATATTATAAAGATCAATTACCAACAGTATCATATATAAAAGATTTATCTGAAAATTCATTTAACATAAATCAATTATCTAGTAGTGAAACAAAAAATGATAAATTAAGTATATTTCCTAATTTAAAAAAATCATTAGAAGATTATAAAGTTGAAGATTATAGAAAAAATATTTACCCATTTAATTCTACCGAGTATTTGGGTTATTTATATAAAACATCTTTTGATGACAGTTTAAAGTTTACGAATTTATTTCATATTGACACAAAGTCCGGTTTTATTTGTACACCGATTGAACCTAAATCTTGGGTTAAAGTTGGATACGATAGTAATTTATTTACACAAAAATTAACTGTTGGTAATAGTGATGTTAACATACTTAACACCCCATATTTTCATAAACAATTATTTAATGATTACACAAACACAAAGTCAGCTGGGAAATATATTAGTTCCGCATATTTGTTACTAAACTCATTACCATTTAAAGATTTAGAAGATACATTAAAATTTAGTGGTAGTTCGGTTAATATGGCTTCAATGTTTAAAGAAGTTGGCGCAACACATTACGTTCCATATCATTTGATATTAAAATGGGGTTCTATTTACCATAGGTATAAAAAATATCTTATTGATGATACCGATATATTATTGGGAATTACAAATACAATTAACGGAAAAGAATTTTTTGATAGTTATACCAGTACAACAACTGGAACTACTTTTAATATAAATGGAACAAACATATCTTACAGTGGACATACGAATATTGGAATACATCCACATTATGAAAATACATTTCACATTATTGTTAACGATTATCCATTTTATGATTATTCTTCACCAAACCCTTCATTATATTCAGGATCAACTAATGGAACATATAACACAAGAAATAGAAAAAATACAGATGACGGAGTTAAATATTGGACATCATATATTGACAACTCAAAATTATACACAGATAGTACATATTTTACATTATTACCGTGCGATGGAGATAACACACAAAATTATTTAAATACATATAATGATTATTCAAAAGGAGAACAATCTAATTTTAGAATAATTTGGTCAGATGAACACGTGACCGATACTTTTTCAGATAAAACATTTAACACACCTAATCAATATATAAGAAATTCATCAAACAATTATTCAATTGGTAATAACAATAAAAAAGTTATAGATTTAATTGCAACATTTAGTCCCGATATCTTAAGTATGTTTGAATCGTATTTTATTGAATTTGCAACAGAAAGAGAGAATGTTGAAATTGAAAGAAAGATATTCCCAAACATTAACCACGATAAATTTCAAAATTTATTAAAGTCAATAGTAACAATTGATAAAACTAAAATCACAGGGTCCGATATTAATAGTATCATTTCTGGAATAACTTTAAACCAAATTACAAATTTACAGACTATTACTGGAGAAATGTTAAAAGATAATAATTTAATTAAAATCACATTAGGAAATCCTAAAGAAATTAATTCACATGTTTGGGACGGATTTTCTAAATTTTCAACAAGTAATACATTTACATATAAAGAATATAACCCTTCACAATATACGGATAATTTCAAATACATTACATTATATATTGGTGAAGAACCAGTATTTAATTGTTATAAACAATTTTTCACAGTAAATAATATTGAATTAAGTGAAGAAAATGTTTTACAATTTAGACCTTTAATTATGATTTTTGCTGGATGGTTAAAATGGAAAGGTTTATCATATACCCCATCAAAGGTTGACTTCCAATCGTATGTCGCGACAAATGTCTTATCAAAGGCTGAAGATAGATTAACAATATACTTAACACAAATTTTAAGGAAAATAAATTCCAAAGAATTTACATCTGATATACCATCAAACAATAAATTAACACCATCAAGTGGTTATAATGATGCATTATTAAAAGTTGAATTATATAATCATTTTAAGTCATTTAATGATAAATGGGTGGCAGGAAATTCAATCGGACAACGAGGACTATTAGAAGAATTTTTATTTTTAGATAAGGCGAATAAAGATATTGGAAGTTTGGCATACCTTAGTTTAGATAAATTAATAGCGTTAGAAGACCCAAAAAATGATAATGCAGATTTATACAGTGTAATTAGTATGCTACTATCAGGTACTGGATTTGATATGAGAGCTTTACCGGCATATGTAAATTTTTACGGAACTAACTTCACAAATAAATCTAAAGTAACTTCATCAAAACAAGTTGCCAAAAATATATTTGGAACTTTTTTAGAAGTGGATTATCAGGAATCTTCACCAAAGATAGTTGTCCAATATACAGGACCAACATCCAAACATTTAGAACTGTCAGATATTAGTTCGGATTATAAGTATAAAAACGATAGTGGTAATTTATTTGATGGACGTGGTGGACCTTTAACTATAACAATACCCGACGTATTTGCCACAGGAGATTTAGCTAAATCAAATAAAGTGGTTGCTTTTGAAGTTAGCGTTGGAGACCAAAACCAAGGAATATTCAAAGGAGTTAGACTTGACCAAACATCAATTAGAAATACAAGTGAATCGTTTTCAGTTCTTGAAAATATGGGACGTTCTGAAAGTGGAGCGGGAACATATAATGTAGATATTGGATTATTTGATATCTATAGGCAAGCATCATATAGTTGTGAAGTTTCGTGTATGGGGAATGTTATGATTCAACCGACAATGTTCTTTTATTTAAAAAACATACCAATGTTTAGGGGGTCATATTGGATAACGGAAGTTTCACATAATATCCAAGGAAATAAAATTAACACAACATTTAAAGGGTCTAGAATTCCATATGCATCATTACCTGACCCTAAGGATTCCTTCTTCTCAAGTTATAGGGTGTATTTTGATAAATTAACAAATGAGGCGGTTGCTAAAGTAAAACAAGAGTCAGAATTAGGAACAACAAACGAAACACAATTAATTGTACAAAACAAACGTTCTGTGACAATTGATATGGGACCAAAAGAGAAACATATTAATGGAGAAACCATAGTAGGAAAATCATTGGTTACTGGTTATGGTATACCTTTTAACGGTTACGAAGGTGAAAAGTACATACAACTTGTTGATAATAAAGGAAAATGGTTAAGAGCAATTGCGGTGGAAATGGGAAGTATTAAAAACAACCCATTAACTGATGACACGCAAATGCAAATATTAAAAGATGTTGATAAATGGGGAGATAAAGATGGTCAGTTTTTAACCATAGATTCGTCATTATTAACGTGGAAATTACTTAAAGAAGCTTCAAACAAAAGATATTTTTACGCTACTAAATTTTTATCAAAAACAGTTGCGAACGCTAACCACATTATATCAACAAAAACTGTATTTAAAAACCCTAAAGGTGGAAATCCAATAACAGTATTACCAATAACGGCACCATTAAATGGTAAAATGACACTTGATAATGTAACCGGCCCAATTAGTGTTGGTCCATCAGAGGCGGGTTATGGTATTGCATTATCTAAAAAATTAATGAGGGATTTAGGTTTAAAAGATGGAGATGTGGTATATTTTAGAGATGATTACGCCGATATATACAAATAATTGAATAATAACAATATTTAGGATATTTATATTAATAAAAGAAATATTATGGAAAATAATAGATTAAATAACACAGTAGATCAGTTCTTAACTCCAAAGAATGTTAAGAGAGTATCTCAAGACGGAATGGAAAGAGAAGAATGTGATTTGGTAACAGGAGAATGTTATACAATCAGAGAAAAAGACGGAATAGTAGAAAGAATAAATAAAAAATACGTTACAAACGACGGTAGACAATTATTACAAGATTAAAGCCATGTTAGAGAAAAAATTACAAGAAGAATTAAATCGTTACAATGCCATTAACAAATATGGTAAAACGATGATAATCGAGCAAGATGCACCTACTGATGCTGCTCCTGAATTACCTCCGGCAGGTCCTACAGACCCAGCGGCAGCACCTACAGATGATGCAACAGTACCTATGGACGCCGCAGCACCATTAGACGCAGCGGCACCCGCACCTGAAATGGATAGTACGGAAGAAATTGACATTACAGACTTAGTTGACATGACTAAAAGTATAAAGAAAGATTTAGAAGATAAACAACAAGACCATGGTGCTATTGTTAGTAAAATGGATGACGTGTTTACTAAATTAGGTGATTTAGAACAAAAACTTGCTCAAATGGACCAAGTTATGGTTAAGATTGACCAATTAGGTGTTGAGGTTCAACAAATGAAACCTGAAACTCCTGTTGAGAAATTAGAAATGCGTTCTTTAGATTCATATCCATTTAATGAAAAACCGGCTGAATTTTTTGACCACAAACAAGGTGAAATGAGAGCTAGCGGAAAAAATGAGTATGTTTTAACTAAGGACGACGTTGAAAATTACAACCCAACAATAAAAGCATCATTTAACCCAGAAGAAGAAACAGATGAATATAGCTACTAAAGTAAAGTTCCTTTTAGAGGTTCAAGTACAATTTAAAATTAACCATTGGCAAACTAAAGAGTTTGCAAGACATAATGCATTTGGTGGAATATATGATGCGTTGGGAGATTTAATTGATAGGTTTGTTGAAGAAGCAATGGGAAAGTATGGTCGTTTTAAATTAGATGAGGAAAGTAGAACTATTAATTTACAAAATTTAGAAGAACTTGACCTTAAAGGAATGTTAAAAACCACTAAAGATGCTTTAATTCAATTTACAGAAGAATTTGAACCTACAGATACAAATCTTATGAATATTAGAGATGAAATCTTAGGTGAAGTAAATAAACTACAATATTTATTGACATTAGAGTAGTATATTATTAAAAATACAACTCTAATTTACCTTATTTAATAAACCTTTGATATTTATATAAAAATATTAGACGTTTATATGCAAAATAGCCCTTCATCAAATTCCGCATTTCAGTCAACACGTGACAATTTAACGTATGTAAATAATGTTGTAACAGGTTGTACGTCTAGAGGTGAATATGTTGCATTTATTGATGCAAGATATATGGACCAAGATGTGGTCAATGACCTATTATTATTAGGTTATAGAGTTACAAATTTAACAAATGATATAGGTACATTTATTACCTATAAAATTGAATGGTCAAGTGCATATGTACCACCAACACCAACACCTACCCCAACACCAACTAACACACCTACCCCAAGTGTCACACCAACTAACACACCTACCCCAAGTGTCACACCAACTAACACACCAAGTGTCACACCAACCAATACAACAACACCGACTCGTACACCAACACCAACACCTTCCGCGGCAGTCATATCATCACACGCATACACATATGTTATTAGTGCAACTGATTTAGCCAATGCAACGGGAAACACAGACACAACACATAATAATGCTGTATTTGCAACCACTACTGATGATGGTTCAGGAACTCCAGCGTCAAGAAAGTTCACTTCTGCAGGTGCATATAATCATTGGATTTGTTCATTAACTAGTATCACACCAACATTTGGTTACTATAAAAATAACGTATTAGTTACCACAGGATTAGTGAGTACACAAACTGATATTGGTGCTTGTTAATAAAAATTTTAAAAATAAAAAAATAATATAGATTATGATAACAGCAACAGTAGCAAAGGAAAGTTCGGATTTAACAAGACAAAACCTGTCTTATATTAATACATTAATAAGTGACGCAGTTAATCAAGGGTTAAATTATATCGTTGTTGAAGGTAAAAATATGGACGACAATATGTTAAAAGATATAGTTGATAATTACAACTATAAAGCTTTTAAAAGATACCCTGAAGATATGGGTACATATTATAGTTATATGATTGATTGGAAAACTGAAGACATTGAAGCATATTTCCCAAATTATATTTTGGAATATGATTTTGCTAACCCAAGTTCGTACCCAACATCTGGATCAACGGTATATGATTTAATGGGACATAGTAACGGTACATTAGGAGGTTCACCAACATTTAACACACAATATGGTGGAACATTATCATTTAATAGTACATCTTCACAATATATCATAAATAACGATAATTTAGCTCAATATTTTGCAGGAACCGCACCAAATAAATCAACAAGTTTTAGTGTTGTAATGTCAATTAATGCATCCAATAATGGTATTCTTTTAAAAGAAACCAGTCAAGCTGGGTGGCATAATTCGGTAATAGAAATTGTATCGGGCACAACTAAGTTTAGTTTATGGGATTCCTCATTAAAAACAATTTCTTCTTCAGTTGCAACACCTTTTAACACTTGGCATCATATTGTTATGACGTATGATGGTACAACAATGAAAGGATATGTTAATGGACAATTGGCAGGGTCAAGAGCAATTACGAGAACTGAACCATATAACAATCAACCAACACCAGCTGCAATATATTATGCAATCGGTCAATCTGAATCAACAAACGCGGGTGATGGAACATACGGTGATTTTACATTAAGTAGATTTGAATTTTTAGATGGAGCATTATCAGGAACTGAGGTCGGTAGTAAATATGATTTCCATAAAAATAGATTTGGATTATAAGGTAAAAAATACTTTTAAAATAATTCAACCCAGATTTCACAGTCTGGGTTTTTTTATGTATATTATAACATAAATGATTATTAAAATTTAAATCAAAATCACATGTCTACATTTGACGCAGTACTAGCACAGTACGAGAAAAACAAAAACGCCACAAGTGGCAACAACAACAAAATGTCCTCAGAGGACAGAATGAAACGTTATTTCACAACCGTATTACCTAAGGGTTCTAAGGGTGAAGAAAGACGTATTCGTATTTTACCAACAAAAGACGGTTCTTCTCCGTTTGTTGAGGTTTACTTCCACGAAATTCAAGTGGACGGAAAATGGGTTAAATTATATGACCCAAAACAAGAAGGAAAACGTTCACCATTAAACGAGGTTAATGAAGCGTTAATGGGTACAGGTGTTGAGGCTGATAGAGAGGCTGCACGTCAATATCGTTCTCGTAAATTCTATATCGTTAAAGTTATAGATAGAGACCACGAATCAGACGGAGTTAAATTTTGGAGATTTAAACACAACCATAAAGGTGATGGTGTTATCGACAAAGTATTCCCAATCTTCCGTAATAAAGGTGATGTTACCGATTCTCAAAAAGGTCGTGACTTAATCTTGTCTTTAACTTTAACAAAGGCGGGTACAGGAAAAGAGTACACTGTTATTAATTCAGTATTAAATGATGACCCAAGTCCATTACATACTGACGCTGACGTTGCAAAAACGTGGTTAGAAGATGAATTAACTTGGTCTGATGTTTACTCTAAAAAGGGTGAAGATTATTTGGAAATGGTTGCAAGAGGTGAGGTTCCACGTTGGGACACCGCAAGTAGCAAATGGGTTTCTAATTTGACAACAGAAGAAACTATCGGAGCACCGAAATCTTCTACTCCTGTGGTTGACCCACAAGATGACGCTGAAGTGGATGGTGACTTACCGTTCTAATTATTTAATGGGGTGGTGAAATATCCACCCCATTTTTAAAAACAAAAACATGGCAGGTATTAAAAAAACAGATTTTTCGGCAATCAAAAAGAAATTCTCAAAAGAGGCCGAATATAAACCAGACCGTTTCTTTGATTTAGGAGATGCTTTCTTGGATGCTTGTGGTATTCCAGGTCCTGCAATGGGACACATCAATATGTTATTAGGACATAGTGATACGGGTAAAACTACGGCATTAGTAAAGGCGGCTGTGGATGCACAAAAGAAAGGAGTTGTTCCTGTATTTGTCATCACAGAACAAAAATGGAGTTGGGACCACGCCGAATTAATGGGGTTCAATAAAGACGGAGACTACCTTTTTAATAGTGATTTTGAGTATATTGAGCAAATTACAGAATATATAAATGAACTATTAGATGCACAAGAAAAAGGAGATTTACCTCACGATTTATTAATCCTTTGGGATTCGGTTGGTTCAGTTCCATGCAAGATGACTTATGATGGTAAAGGTGGTAAACAACACAATGCGTCGGTATTAGCTGACAAAATTGGAATGGGTATCAATCAACGTATCTCAGGGTCAAGAAGGACAGATAAACCTTATACGAACACATTAATCATTGTTAACCAACCTTGGGTAGAATTACCTGACAATCCTTTTGGACAACCAAAGATTAAAGCAAAAGGTGGAGAAGCAATATGGTTAAACTCAAGTATCGTATTCTTATTTGGTAATCAAAAAGGAGCGGGAACAACTAAAATCTCAATCACTAAAGATAAGAGAAAAGTTAAAATAGCAACAAGAACAAAAATCTCAATTATGAAAAACCACATCAATGGTTTAGGATATGAAGATGGACGTATCTTGGTTACATCACACGGATTTATGGCTGGACGAGAGGAAGGTGAAGAAAAGAAATCTCTTGAAGAGTACAAAAAAGAAAGTGGTGATTACATCAGTAAGATGTTAGGTGTTAGTGTTACAGACATCGCGGACGTGGAAGTTGTAACAGAAGAAAGTGATTTATAAATTATTTTAAATGTCGGTTTTACTTGTTGATGGAGACAATCTACTCACAATTGGTTTTTACGGTGTCAAAAACGCCTTTCATAAGGGACAACATGTTGGGGGAATATATCATTTTCTTAATACTCTTAGGAGAGCGTTTGAGTACTACCATTTAGATAAGATTGTAGTATTTTGGGATGGACACGAAGGTTCACAAAACCGAAAGAAAATCTATATTCATTACAAGGAAAACCGACGTTCAAGATTAAGGTCAGAAGAAGAATTACAATCTTATTTAAGTCAAAGAGATAGGGTTAAACAATATCTTGAGGAATTATATGTAAGACAGGGTGAATATGAGTTTTGTGAGACAGATGATAACATTGCTTATTACACACAAAACTCACCAGACGAAAATAAAATAATTTATTCTTCAGACGGAGACCTCACCCAATTGGTTTCAGAAAACACACAAATTTACAATCCGTCTCACGGAAAGTTATACAAACAAAATGATACGATAGTTTATGACAAAGAAGACATCTTAATTGAAAACGTTAGGTTGGTTAAGATGATATGTGGTGACTCGTCAGACAACATTGCAGGAATTAAAGGAATGGGTGTTAAAAGATTTCTATCTTTTTTCCCTGAACTTAGAACCGAATCAATCTCAGTTCAACAAGTTAAAGAAAGGAGTGAACTTCTTTTTGAACAAGACAAACACAATAAATTAATTACAAATTTACTAACAGGTGTTACTAAACACGGAGTATTTGGGGAAGAGTTCTTTGACGTAAACAATCGTATCGTGAGTTTGGATGAACCTTTTTTAAGTGATGAGGCGAGAGAAAATATTGACCTTCTAATAAACGAGTCATTAGACCAAGAAGGAAGATCTTATAAAAACGCAATGAAAATGATGATGGACGATGGGTTGTTCAATATGTTACCAAAATCGGATGACGCATGGACAAAGTTCTTAAATCCATTTTTACGTTTAACAAGAAAAGAAAAAAATAAAATAAAAACAAAAACAATTAAAGTAAAAACCAATGAGTAGAGATTACCAAAACCAAGACAATATTACGAAATTTGAATTTCTTTTGTCTTTAGAAGGACACATTGTGTGTCAGAGATTTTTTAATGTGAGAGACCACGTAGACCAAGCGAGATGTTCAATGGACCTTCACTATTATATAAAAAATATTTGTGAAGATATTTCACACGATTTGAAAATAAAAAGTTCCAACTACCTATGTGAGAATCAAAACTATATCCTCAATATGGACTCTGTGGAAAGTGATGAAACCAAAGAAAAAGAACATTTTTTAATGGAAATTAAGTTGGGGGACGATGTATTTATTCAAAGGATATTCCCCGCATATCATTACCATCCAAAGGTGAGATATACGGTAGACATTCGTCCGAGATTGAAAACAATTTTGTCAGATTTAACTGACATTTTATCAACCGAAGAATTAGAGACGAAATATCTACAACACGAGCTATAATTTAAAACATATATAAAAACAAAACATGGAAGAAAGGAATTTTGGGTATTTGGGATTTTCGTTTCAACAATCCCTAATAAAGGCGATTATTGAAGATAAGAAATATGGTGAGACCATTATTGACGTATTAGAAAGTAAATTTTTTGACAATAGTTCATTTAAATTTATAATGGAAAATACAAAGGAATTATATAAAGCATATAATAAAATTCCCGATTACAACACACTGGCACAGAAAATCATGGCTGAAGGTGGAAATAAAGATTCTTCCAAAGTTCACGTAGATACATTAGAGGCAATTAAAAATAATGAATCACAAATTGAATATGTAAAAGATACCGCACTTAATTTCTGTAAACAACAAAACTTGAAGAGAGAGTTAAAAAACGTACAGAGCATTATTGAAAGTGGTGAATTTGAAGCGTATAATAAGATTGAAGAAATTATCCAAAAAGCATTACAAGTTGGTATTTCTAATGATGAAACAACTGACGTATTCCACGATATTGATGCGGCGTTAGAACAGGACTTTAGACACCCATTACCGACAGGTATTGTGGGGATTGACAACTTACTTAAAGGTGGGTTGGGGATAGGAGAATTAGGGGTTGTATTAGCACCTACTGGTACTGGTAAAACTACCTTACTTACGAAGTTTGCAAACACGGCATATAATTTAGGTTATAACGTAGTTCAAATATTTTTTGAAGACAATCCAGGTAATATTAAAAGAAAACATTATACTATTTGGTCAGAAATTGCGCCAGACCAACAACCTGAATTTAGAGATACGGTTAAAGAGAAAGTTGAAGAAGCACAATCAAGATCAAAAGGAAGTTTGAAATTGTTAAAATTAGCAAGCGATAATGTAACTGTTTCTGAAATTAAAAATAAAATCAGAAAAATGAATTCAGATGGAATTAAAGTGGATTTATTAGTATTAGACTATGTTGATTGTATTTCATCTGATAAATCAACAAATGGTGAAGAATGGAAAGGTGAAGGTTCAGTTATGAGAAGTTTGGAATCTATGACAGGTGAGTTTGGAATGGCAATATGGACAGCAACACAAGGTAATCGTGAATCTATTTCAAGTGAAGTAGTTACTGGTGACCAAATGGGAGGTTCAATTAAAAAGGCACAAATTGCTCACGTTATAATATCTATTGGTAAAACATTAGAACAAAAGGAACATAACTTGGCAACACTTACATTATTGAAATCACGTATTGGTAAAGATGGTGTAGTATTCCAAAATTGTAAATTTAATAATGAATTTTTAGTTATTGATACAGAATCACAAAATACTTTATTGGGTCATGAACAAAATGAGGCACAAAAAAGGGCGAACAGGGTTGCCGACGTTTATATAAAGGCACAAGAGAAGAAGACACAAATAATAATTAAATAAAAAAAATAAAGTTTAGAAATGCAGAAAGGTAAAAAATTTCTGAGTGACTTGAAGTTACACTCGGACTATTTCAAATGGTTGGAAGATAAAGGAAGATATGAAACATGGGAAGATGCGTGTGAAAATATCATAGATGGACACAGAAAAAAATATGTGAACTATAAAAAAACGGTGGAACCGTATTTGGAGTCGGCATTAGAAAGTATGAAAGATCAGGCGGTATTAGCATCACAAAGAAATTTACAATATAGATATGAACAAATAATGAAACACAATACGAGAATGTTTAACTGTACATCAGGACACATTGCTCGTAATAGAGTATTCCAAGAGATATTTTATCTTGCCTTATCTGGTTGTGGGTTCGGCGGAGGACTATCAATTCCATTTGTTAATAACTTAAGTAAAATTCAAAAAAGAACTTTAGGTACTAAAACATATGTAATTGAAGATAGTATTGAAGGATGGGCAAATTCATTAGGAGTTATTATGTCGTCATATTTTGTTGATGAACAACCTTTCCCTGAATTTGCAGGATACGAATTAAAATTTGATTATTCACAAATTAGAGAAAAGGGTGCATTTATTAGTGGTGGATTTAAAGCACCTGGACCTGAAGGGTTAAAACAATCTTTAGAAAAAATTGAACAATTACTTGAAAAATGGTTAACTAATGAAGGAAATAAAATCAGACCAATTTTAGCGTTTGATATTATTTGTCATTCAGCTGACGCCGTATTATCAGGTGGGGTTAGACGTTCAGCGTTGAATATGATTGTTGACCCTAACGATACTGAAATGATTCACGCTAAAACAGGGAATTGGAGAAATGAAAATCCACAAAGAGGTCGTAGTAATAACTCAGTTTTGTTATTAAGAAGTGAAGTTGAAAAAGAACAATTTAATTACTTGGTACAACTTAATGATGGGGCTAATGACATTGGATTTGTATTTGCAAACAGTTGGTTTGATATGTTCAATCCATGTTTTGAAATTTTAAAAATTCCTGTATTAGATACTGTAGATTTTTCTAAAATCAAATATGACGATGTTGAAGAATATGTTAAAAACAATAAAGAAAAATTTGGTATCCAAGGTTGTAACTTAACAGAAATTAATGCGGAGAAGGCAACTACAAAAGATAAATTTTTAAAGGCATGTAAGGATGCATCAATCTTAGGTACACTACAAGCGGGTTATACGAATTTCCCTTATTTAGGTGAAACAAGTAGAAAGATTTTTGAAAGAGAGGCTTTATTGGGTGTTAGTATTACAGGTTGGATGAACAATCCAAAATTATTCAATGCAGAATTATTAGAAGAAGGTGCTCAAATGGTAAAAGACACAAATAAAGAAGTTGCTGCGGTTATTGGTATTAACCAAGCCGCAAGAACTACTTGTGTTAAACCTTCAGGAAATGCGTCAGTCGTATTAGGAACTGCTTCAGGTATTCATCCTGAACACTCTGAAAAGTATTTCCGTATTATGCAATTGAATAAAGAAAGTAACACAGCAAATTGGTTAGTTGATAATATGGGATTCTTATTGGAAGAAAGTGTATGGTCGTCAACTAAAAGTGATTACGTTGTTTTTGTTCCTGTTGAAAATCCAAAAGTTGGGTTATTCAAAAAAGATATGAAAGGAATTAAACATCTTGAATTAATTAAATTAGTTCAACAACATTGGGTTAACGCTGGAACTAATCACGAATTATGTGCATACCAAGGTGTTAATCATAATACATCATGTACTGTTATCATAGATGACAAAGATGCAATTGTTGATTACATTTGGGAAGAAAGAGATTTCTTTACTGCTGTAAGTTTTATGTCGGATTACGGAGATAAAGATTTTAACCAAGCACCATTCACTTCTGTATTAAATTTGGAAGATATTATTGATCAATATGGTAAAGGTTCAATTTTAGCATCAGGTTTAATCATTGATGGTTTACATTACTTTAATCAAAACTTATGGTTAGCTTGTGATACTCTATTAGATAGAAGTATAACTTTAACAGGAACAAGAGAACAAGTTTTATTAAAAGAATATTGGTTGTCAAGAGCGAAGAAATTTGCTAAGAACTACTTTAAAGGTGATATGAAGAAAATGGTTTATTGTTTAAAAGACGTTCATTTATTTTATAAATGGGAAACCATCACTCGACAATTTAAAGAAGTTAATTTTGGTGAAATTTTAGACAGACCTCAATATAAAGATATTAGTGACTTTGCGGCTCAAGCTTGTAGTGGAACTGATGGTTCTTGCGATATAACAAGAATTAATTAATGATAGAAGGGGTTGATTATTACATACATGGGAAGTCAGGACTTATGGTTCTGACTTCTCTTTTTTTATTAAAGAGAGGGTACTGTTGTGGTAACAAATGTTCATCATGTCCGTACTTACCCCCATACCAAAAGGGAAATACAAAAATAAAAGAAGATACATAACCATTTTCGTATTGTTTATATTTATTGAATATGGCAGCAACCTATGGAATAGATTTCCCATTTAGGGATAGTTTAGAAGGAAAGTTTTTAAAGATGACCGGTACTCCCGAAAGAGAGATTAGAGCAGATTTAATACACCTCCTATTGACAAAGAAGGGTAGTAGATATTTTCTACCTGATTTTGGTACTAGATTGTATCAATACATCTTTGACCAAAACGACGCTGTTACATTTGGGTTAATTGAAAGTGAAATTCGTGATTCTGTGAAAAAATACATTCCTAATTTGGATTTAACTTCAATAGTGGTGGTATCTGCGGAAGACGACCCTGACCAAATTGTTTCACCACAAGAAAATGAAGATAATAGACTTTTTAGGGTTTCTAGTCATTCTGAAAAACCACATACGGCTGTAGTTAAAATTGAATATACAGTAAATAACGGGGCATTTACGTCTTCGGATTTTATAATACTAAACATTTAAGATGAGTAAAAAAATATCATACGCAACAAGAGATTTTGCGGGTTTAAGGGAAGAGTTAGTAAATCTAACCACACAATATTATCCTGACTTGGTTAAGAATACCAACGACGCATCAATATTTTCAGTATTATTAGATTTAAATGCTGCGGTTGCGGATAACTTACACTTCCATATAGATAGAGTTTGGCAAGAAACAATGTTAGATTTTGCTCAACAAAGACAATCGTTATTTCATATTGCAAAAACTTATGGTATGAAAATACCATGTAAAAGACCTTCAGTTGCGTTATGTGACTTTTCAATGAATGTTCCGGTTAGAGGTGATAAGGAAGATGAAAGATATTTGGGTATATTAAAAGCGGGAGCACAAGTATCGGGCGGAGGACAAATTTTTGAAACAGTTGAAGACGTAGATTTTTCAAATCCATTTAATAGTAAAGGTGAACCAAATAGATTAAAAATACCAAATTTTAATACTAATAATCAATTAGTATCTTATACAATCACAAAAAGAGAAGCGGTAATTAACGGTGTTACAAGAATTTATAGAAGAGTAATCACATCGTTAGACCAAAAACCATTTTTAAAGTTATATTTACCTGAACAAGATGTATTAGGTGTTAGTAGTATTATACATAAAGATGGTACTAACTTTGGTGCAAATCCAACCTCAAATGAATTTAGTGATTTAACTAATAAATGGTATGAAGTTAAAAGTTTGGTACAGGATAAAGTTTTTGTTCCAGACCCAACCGCGGTATCGGATAAAAATAATTTTAAGGCAGGAACAAATAAAACTGTTACAAATAAATTTATAACTGAATATACGCCAGAGGGTTATTTTTCAGTTACATTCGGTTCAGGTAATGTTGACCCATTAGATAATTTAGATAGTCATATGAATGGTACTATGAAAGTTAATCTTTCAACTTACCTTAACAATATGTCATTAGGGGCAATACCAAAACCAAGTACCACTTTGTTTATAAAATATAGAGTAGGTGGAGGTAAGGATTCTAATTTAGGTGTTAATGTTATTACAAGTATTGATAATATGGAATTGGACGTAAACGGACCACAATCTTCAATTAATACACAAGTAACTCAATCTATGAGAGTTACAAACGTAACACCGGCTGTTGGAGGTGCAGACCAACCATCAATTGAAGAATTAAGAAACATGATTTCTTATAACTTTGCAGCACAAAATAGGGCGGTTACTTTGAATGATTATAAATCATTAATTGAGGTGATGCCGGCAACATTCGGGGCACCCGCAAAAGTTAATGTTATTGAGGAAGATAATAAGGTAAAGATTAAAATTTTATCTTATGATGATAATGGTAATTTATCTGATACCGTTTCAAATACATTAAAAAGTAATATTATAGAATATCTTTCTGAATATAGAATGATAAATGACTACATAGACATTGCAAGTGGGGAAGTTATTGACTTATCATTAGAAATGGATATTATCATAGATAAAAATGAAAACCCCACAGATGTCATTAAAACGGCAATTAACGATACCATATCCTTCTTTGATATTTCTAAAAGAAAAATGGGTGACCCATTGTTTATTGGAGATTTAATTAGACATATTGGTCAAATTGTGGGAGTGGTTAACGTGGTTGATATTAGAGCGTACAACAAAATTGGTGGACTATACTCATCATCAGAAACTGCAATGCCATATAAAGACACTACAACTAAGGAAATTTTACAATCAGATATGACCATTTTTATGAAGTCCAACCAAATATTTCAAATAAGGTTTCCAAATACTGATATTAGGGTGAGAACCAAAACATTAGGAACGACTACATATTAAAATGTTTTTTGTTTATAATAGTAGAAAATCTCCTTTTTTCTATTTATTAAAAGAATGATACAGAAGCATAGAATATCCACAAACATAGGGAAGGACCAAATAGTCAATCTTGAATTAAAACAAGATTTTGATTTTTTGGAAGTTCTATCGTTAAGATTCACTCAAAAGGATGTTTATTCATCTATGTGTTCTGATTATGGAGTTGTATGTGGTAGAATTTCAGTAAACAATGGTTTAGGTATACCGAACGCCAGAGTATCAATATTTGTCCCACAATTACAAATTCATTCAAATGA